GACCTCTTTATCAATGTTATTCATTTCAATTTCAAAGCTTTGAGAAAGCTTTCCATCTTTTAGAATAACTTTATTATTTGTTATATTATCGTCTTCTTCTATATTTAAAATAACGCTATTACACGAGATATCATTCATTACATTATATTTAGATATTAAGAAATTACACAAGGCGGACCTTGATATGCAAATTTATTCCAACAATTCATGCATATACTTTTTACAGGTTCTTGATAAACCCAAGTCATTTCAACGTGTTGTTTTACTTTTTTATCCCAAACAACAACACAGCCACAATGATAACAAGATTTTTTGGGTATTTTTCTTAAATAAGAAAAAAGTAAATTACGCAAATCGTTGCATTCAAAGAAAGTGATTTCGGCCTGTGACATTTATTATAAATCAATATTAAATTGTGTGGTTATTTTGCTTGCTATTTTTTTTACATTATTTGAAAATCGATGAGCAACTTCACCAAGATGGGCTTTCCAACTATCGATATTTTCATCTAAGACTTTATTAATATTTATATTACCTTGATCATCGAATTCACCAGGCAATAACCGGTCAATAACATGCAGTTTTATTAATTCATAATTTTGATGATAATTATCGATGGGAGGATTACTGAATGCTAAATACATTAATAATAAATACCACAGTGAAGAATGTCTTCTAATTTTTTTGTAAACAATCGCACAATATTTTTTGAATTTTATATACGTCCCGCTATTTTTCCCTCCTAATAATTCAAGCATACCAGGGGTTATTCTCATTTCACTAGAAGTATTTTTTGGGTCATCGCCAAGTAAATAACTAAAGTCAATATTAACAATATCGCCGTATTTATTAATTAAAATATTTTCAGTATGTCGATCGCCGATACCTAATATATAACATAATACACAAGATGCAACTGAAGTTTTGATAAAGTTTTCTCTTAAATGATTGATAGACATATTGGGATTTTTATCCATTAAATAATTAGTTAAACTTTTTCCGCAAGTTTTTAAATCATATAATGTTTCACAATTATCAATTATCTCAATCCAACCATATGATAGACTAATGGGTAAAACGTGATATGTATTTATCATAATTTTTTCATTTGCGAGTTGATTAATAAAACTAGAAATAGTCATCGTTAATTTATCTTTTCTAACATCTTCATTTTTGATTAATATATTTTGTTGATATGTTTTACCATTAAGCTTATTTTTTACAATTAAAGGAATCATCCAAGGTTGTGAAGCAGAAGTTAATTGTTTTACATTTAAATAATCAATATTAATACACAATATATCCGGATTCCAAGGCATTGCGATATAGACATTTTGACAAAAAAAACTTTGTATTGTTTGCATGACTTGTTCGATATTCTTTTTTTTTAAAATCAATGGTATAAATTTTATGAATTCATCTGTTTTTCTTAACTCGTTTGTTATTTTTGTTGGCATTCTAGATTTTAATGTTTTAAAAACTTCTTTTAGATTTGTATTGTCTTGAAATGTAAGAAGATATTTTAATTCGTAATAAATATTGAAAATGACTTTTAAATTTGTGCATTTATAAGCTAAAATGGAACCTAACTTTGGATATTGTGTAGATAAATTAATAATCCAAGGAGTAATAAGTTGCAGAGAACCATTATGATTGGTTAATAATAATTCAACGATATAATTTTGCAATATATAATGCTTTTTAATATCAACGTAATAGCCGATTTCTAATATATGTTCTATTTGACAATTATTTTTACAATCGTGTCTACATAATAGACTTTTACAAGAATATGTATTGTTATTTCTATCATCGTGATAAAAACAAACAAGTTTTTTAATTTCTTCCGGACTTTTATTATGGTTTGCTGATAAACATTTGGTAATCCAATAATGATGATTTTTGAATTCATAACGATGATTCCATAATAAACGCATTTCTAATTTTGAAAAATTGTTAGAAGGTAATTTATATTGTATGCTTCTATAAACGCTTAAAATATAATTAATGATTTTACACCAAGTTTTAGAAACGGTTCTTAGTTTACATATGTCTATCATTAAAAAAGGTAAATTTTCAATTAAGACGATAAGATTCTCATCTTTTTTAACAGTTTCATAATGTGTATGACATTCCTCACATAACCTTTTATCTCCATAATACCATTCGCTGAAATTTTTATACATATAATTATTATTTGGAGGGGTGATAATAGAAATTAAACTGTTTGATTTACAATTCCATTGTGAACACTCAGAACAGAAAATTCTACCACAAGCTCTACAATGGTGTTTTCGAATTAAAATACCAAATTGAACATTACATTTAAAACATTTATCGAATCTTTTATCGGGCATCCAAACAGCTGGTTTTCTTTTTGGTATATTTATAGGTTTACTTTTTCTGGCTTTATTATCAATGTATATTGACATCGAACCAAATTTATTCATAATAATATTATACAATATATTAAATTTAAATTAAATAGATTCTATTTGTTTAAAACCTCCTCCACCCAATCCATTTTTTTCACAAAATATATCCTTGTTCATTTGTTCGACAAATGAACAATCGTGTTGATGTGGTAACCGATGGTGGTTACAAAATTTTTTATTGCATTTACATTTCATAACAGAAATTAATAATTTTTTATTGCATCCTAAATGATTACATCTTTTTTTTAAATTTTTCTTCTTTTTCTTTTTACATTCCTGTAAAGATTTTTGAGGAGGGCTTTGTATTGCTTTGTCTTTATTCATTTTAATATAATATGATAAGTATTAAATTAAATTAATCAATTTATTTTTTTGAATCATCCGGTAACAAAGATTTAAATTTCGGTTCCTCTTTATTTTTTGACGTAATAATATTGTCTCCTTCAAATAATTCTGACCTGATATCGGCTGATGTTACTTCTTCTCCACTTTTTAAGATATTTTCTTCAATAGTGTTATTAACACCATATAGATTTCCTTCTTTATCAATATTTTGCGTTAATTTGTTCTGATTTTCTTTTGCCAATTTTACATTATCAGCAATAGCTTTTCTTTTTGTTTCTAAAATTCTTTTATCAAATTCTTGTTTCGCGGTAGCTTCGTTTTTGATTTTTTCACTCATCAATTGGTTTAATTCTTCCTCTAGATATTCAACCTTTCCTGTTTTATAAGCTTCCGGTTCCCAAGGCATCCACATTCCAACTGGACCTACGTATACATTATGATTTGGATCGACTTCTCTTAATAACTTACATCTTAATTCAGCTTCTTCTTGTGTTGAATAAACACCTCTTATTTTCAAGCCTCTAGTATTTGTTTGGAAATCATATACCTTGCTAAATTCATCATTTAAATTGTCTTCATTAGCATCTAAAAAATTTTTATATTCATTTAAAACAGTGTCATTTTTTAATTCATCTTTTTCAGTTTTTACAAACTCTTCAAAATCTTTCATTAGATCATCCATTTTAATATTATATTTGAAAGATAAGAAATTTAGATATTGATGATATTTTTTAATTGATTTAGAAAAATCGTAGTGTTTTAGGAATTCTGTAAATAAAAAGTGATCTTTTTGTTTCAAAATATTTTCTGGAGATACAAAACTAACACAAACGAATTTTTGTCCAGATATTGGCTTGTCTTCCTCTAACAAATCAACATACTTGACATTTGTAGTGCCATTTGGGTTTAATTTTCTTTCGAAAGCAATATTACTCATTATAAAAATGTATTATTTTTTATATTTAAGTATTAATTATTGAATTTATTTTTTTCTGTTTTATTTATATAAAATGCTTGGTGGTTTAGGTGATATGATTGATCTTGGCGAGCTTGTACGTAGAGCCGTTAAATATTTAGTTGAAGGTATTATGGTTGCTATTGCAGCCTATGCTATCCCAAAAAAGGGATTGAACATGGATGAAGTTTTATTGATTGCTCTTACAGCAGCAGCAACCTTTAGTATACTTGATACATACGTTCCTAGTATGGCAGTATCGGCAAGAAGTGGTGCTGGTTTCGGTATTGGTGCTAATTTGGTTGGTTTCCCACGATAATTGAATTAAAAATATTAATATGATAATTATTAATATTTTTAGATAGTTGGTATAAATTCCCAAGATAATTCTCCACAAATCTTTTTCCATATTTCATCTTGTTCTATTCTTTTGACAGGATCTTTTAACATTGGAAAATATGGTAAAAAATCTTTTTCATCTAATAATTCACACATTTTGTATAAAACATAATAGTAATTCAAAAAATTCACTCTGTCATCAGGACAATGGTTAGAATATGGTTTTTGGATTTCCATAAATAAATTACACAACTTTTCTTCTAATTCAGGACTCATTACCGGTGGTTTTATACCTAATTTATCTTTGATAAATGGAATATGTTCATAATATTTATTGTATCCTAGTTTTTTCAAAATATCTTTTGCTTTTCTATTTGTTATCTGTTTTAATGATATTCTCTCCTTTTTTATTTGACTTTTGATATTTTGTAAAACTTCTTCTGGAATTTGAGTTGTTTCTTTTGCTTGAAATTGTGCCAATATTTCTCTAAAATGATTTATTCTTTTATAAGCATAAAAACATACTTCTTTAGGAGGTTCTTTATAACTTGGCTTTTCGTGCTCAATTAAATATTGAAATTGTTTAGCGCATTTATTGCAAACTATCAACCCTTCGTGGTCTACTGGTATTAATTCTCCACCACATTGGCATTTTTCATAATTAATAATGTAATTATTGATATCTATAAAACTTTCATCCAAATTTATTAAATATTTATTAATATTGGTTGTTTCGCATTTTTTAGATTTTTCTTCTTTTTTTGATTTATTAAAAAAAGCATTCATTACCTTTATTTTTTTTGATTTACCGGAAGATATGTTTTTCTTTTTTTCAAAATATTCAAAAATATAACTAGAATTCTTTAACAAATATTCTTGCTTCATCTTTTTTAAAGTTTTTATTTTTTTTTTCAATTCTGTGATTCTATCACTTATTAACAATCTTTCATCTATTTTTTCAATCATTTTAATCTTTTTTTTCAATTCTATCCTTTCTTTTTTTAATTTCGGTATAATATTATTGCTTATATCTAAAAATTCTTCCATTTTTTCATCATGTTTACTATCTAATGTTACTATTGATTTTTTATTGATTTTTATTTTCTTGCTAGCCTTTGGCTTAAATGAAGGCATTATAACTATTTATTGTATTATATTTAATAATAAATTACACTTAAACATATATTCGTTGATTTACTTTTTCAATTATATATCATTCTTTATATGGAAAATATTGATATAAATGCTACTAATGAAATAGAAATGGATTCTATTAAATTACATAAAATCATTTTTTTAAACAATGCTTTAGAAAATGGGTGGACTATTAATAAAAAAGGCAATTTATACATATTTAAAAAAAAACATGAAAATAAAAAAGAGGTATTACTTGATGATTATTTAAGACGTTTTATGGTAAAGAATTTTACCATTAACAATATTTGATACGTGTCAATAATTAATTTATTAATTAAATTAATTATTAATTTTTTTTTCTTTAGCAATATTATAAAATGGGTGGCGGTTTAATGCAACTAGTAGCTTACGGTGCACAGGATGTGTACCTTACAGGTAATCCTCAGATCACTTTCTGGAAAGTGACCTACAGAAGACACACGAACTTTGCAATGGAAAGTATCGAACAAACATTCAATGGACAAGCCGATTTCGGTCGCCGTGTTCAGTGCACTATCTCAAGAAACGGAGATCTTGCATACAGAACTTATTTACAAATTACTCTTCCTGAAATTAACCAAAATGACGATGCTGGAGCAGTATACGCAAGATGGTTGGATTGTCCAGGTGAACAATTGATCTCTATGGTAGAAGTAGAAATCGGTGGTCAAAGAATCGACCGCCAATATGGTGACTGGATGCACATCTGGAACCAATTGACAATGACTTCTGAACAAGAAGAAGGTTACAACAAAATGATCGGTAACACGACTCAGTTAACTTATTTGACTGATCCAGCTTTCGCTGATGTTGCTACTGCTTGTGGTGCTGCTAATGTGCCTGAAGCTGTATGTGCTCCAAGAAATGCTCTTCCAGAAACAACGCTTTATGTCCCACTTCAATTCTGGTTCTGCCGTAACCCTGGTTTGGCATTGCCTTTGATTGCGCTTCAATACCACGAAGTTAAAGTTAACATCGAAATTCGTCCTATGGATGAATGTTTGTTCGCTGTTAAAAACGTTAACTTGTCCGGTGCTAACGCAAGTGCTAATGTTAAAGCAACGGGTGCTTATGCCAAATCTTTGGTTGCTGCTTCCCTTTACGTTGATTACATCTTCCTTGATACCGATGAACGTAGACGCATGGCACAAAACCCACACGAATATTTGATTGAACAGCTTCAATTTACTGGTGATGAATCCATTGGTTCCTCCTCCAACAAAATTAAATTGAATTTCAACCACCCTTGTAAAGAATTGATCTTCGTTGTTCAACCTGATGAAAACGTAAGTTATTGTGATTCTTTCGTTCAAGACCAAGTTTTGAACAAAGCTTTGGGTGCTCAGCCATTCAATTACACTGATGCTATCGATGCTTTGCCAAACTCTGTTCGCGCATTCGCATCCTCTGCTCAATTGGGAACTGCTGCTGCTTCCAACGAAGCTGTTATCACCGCACAAGGATTGTTCCAATCCCCTGCTGTTAATAACACATCCTCTGCTGATACCGAAGGTAGTGGTGTTTCCAGCGCTGTCGGTGGTTTGGACGGTGCTTTCCCATCTGGCCAAGTCAACGGTGTCTCCGATGCTGGAGCATTCGTTCTTGCTGAAACTGCTTTGAAAATGCACTGTTGGGGTGAAAATCCAGTTGTAACTGCCAAACTTCAATTGAACGGCCAAGACCGATTCAGTGAACGCGAAGGTACTTACTTCGATTTGGTCCAACCATTCCAACATCACACCAGAACTCCAGACACCGGTATTAATGTTTATTCTTTCGCTTTGCGTCCAGAAGAACATCAGCCATCTGGAACCTGTAACTTCAGTAGAATCGACAATGCTACCTTGCAATTGGTCGTTTCCGCTGCTGCTATCGGAACTGCTTCCACTGCTAAAGTCCGCGTATATGCTACAAATTACAACGTTCTTCGTGTAATGAGTGGTATGGGTGGTTTGGCATACAGTAATTAAGTTCCTTTTTCTATAATCTTTATAATATTTAATATCTAATTCAATATTATATAATGAACCCTTTTGATATTCTTATGATACTTGTTAATGGTCTTGGATGGGGTATTAAACCCATCACTGAAAAAAAAGCTGTCACTAAAATCGGCCATCAAAATTTCAGTTATATTAGATATATTGTAACTGCTTTAATCGCCACCCCCTTATTAATATATAATCTACAAACTAAAGGTGGTTTTAAAGCATTAATCAAAAAAAACCCCAATTTTTATTACGACGCCGCCTACCACGGTTTCGTAGTCAGTGTCGTCGCATTGGCATCCATTTGTGCCAATTATTATTTACTTAGTAAATATCCCGTATCTATGATAGCACCTATAGTTGAAGGTATGCTCTTAGTATTCAATGTCGGATTCGGTGCATTGCTTCTAGGTGAAAAAATAACATGGAATATTATCGCTGGTGTATCTCTTATAATCACAGGTGTTTTTGTTTGCTATATGAAATAAGTTATTATAAAACAATTTAAAAAATAAATTATTTATTATATCATAAAATGCAGATTTTTGTAAAGACACTTACAGGTAAAACAATCACCTTGGACGTTGAACCAAGTGATACCATAGAAAATATCAAACAAAAGATCCAGGATAAGGAAGGGATTCCTCCGGATCAACAAAGATTGATTTTTGCTGGAAAGCAACTTGAAGACGGACGAACATTGTCAGACTATAATATACAAAAGGAAGCGACGCTCCATCTTGTTCTTCGACTACGTGGCGGTAAACATTTATTGTATTAAATCATTTAAAAATATTATATCATAAATTATTATATAATGTTTAGAAATATATGCAAAGCAGCTATCAGAACATATTCTACTTTTAAGAGACCCGCACCAGGTTACATGTTCAAAAGACCAGTCGTGGATACTGATTTAAACCCCCCATATAGAACTCCGAAATCTCCTACAACTAAGTTCGATTGCGAAAATGAAAAATGGACTAATTCCGGCAAAGAAATGTTTAAACCCAAATATGGACATTCACATTACGAATATACTAATAAAGACGTCTATAAAGAAAAATAATAATTATTATTATATACCATTATAATAATAATATGACTGATTATAACAAAAAATTTTTAAATAATAAATTCAAAAATAAACATGATAAAGAAAAACTTATCAACAATATCATTAAAGATTTTCAAGATTATCAAAATACATTAAATGAATTAAAAACAGTAAGAAAAGAAGTAGACGCAATTAAAAAATCCAAAAATCTTCAAGTTCAAAAAGACTCTACTTTAAATCTAGAAACTTTATTATTAAAAGATGAAAAATATACTCAAATAAAACCAAAGTTGTTCGAACTCGAAAATTTATATAAAAAAATAAAATTAAACTACAAGATAGCTTTAATACAACGAAAAAATATTTATAATAGCGTTGGTAAAAATATTCAAGAATATAAAAAAATGAAATCTATCATGGTTCTAAAATCACAATATATTGGTGCTATTATAAATAGAGTTCAAATTAGTATCATTTTTGTTTCTTCCACCATTACATTATTCGAATCTATTAAAAGTAATTTCATTATTCCTGGACTTTATTTAACACTTATTCCTATCGTTCTATCTACCTATATAGCTATTATATTAGCTATTTCTAGATTTTATAAATTTGATACAAAAAAAGAAAATATCAAAAAAGTTGAAGAAAAATTTTCTTATATTATTAACCGGTTAAGATATAAAAGAAGAAAAGTTATCAATTTTGATTTCGCTTGTGAAAAATTAGATCTATGGAAAATATTAATTGAAAATTTTAATAAAGATGGTCTTGAAGAAATGATTACCAAAACAATTGAAGAATCCGATAGTTTATTAACATTAAAAGAATATACATATTATCATAAAATTTATAATAACATTAAAACTAAAAGTTCTTTACATCATTTTAATAGTCAATTAATTGATGAATGGAAAGATTTAAACGCTATTAACGATGATAGAAGAAACGGGCGAAGATACGGAGGAAGAGTTCGCCAACATTTCTTCATTAATGATCAAAAAGGTGCGGGACAAAATGCAATTTCCAAAAAAAAATGTTTTTGCTTTAAACTTTGTAGAATCTTGAATTGTTGTAGAACAACTATAATCGATTATGATTTATTTTTCTCTATTCTCGAACGTAATCATGATTTAAAAGTATTAGATGAATTTGAACACGAAGAAGATGATGAAGAAGATTACGATGATTACGACATTGAAGAAGGAATGTCACAGCCAAGAAAATTCTCTCCTACAGCAGGTTACAATAGTGATGATTATGCAAGAAGACGAAGAGCAAAATTTAGAAGAGCTAGATCTAAATTTGGCCATGATGATAAAGATACGGACGAAGAAAAAGAAAATGAAAAATCAAATTCAGATGAAGAAGACATTAGTGGTAATCCCACAACAATGTTAGCTCTTGCAGCACCAAAAATAACTATGAAAAGAAGATCATCTTCCGCAAATACCGATTATGAAAGCGATCAAGAATATTAATACAATTAATATAAAACTATTATTTTATATTAATCAAAATGTCATATTGGGATATATTACCATTAGATTTACAAACCTATATTTATGAATTTGATACTACTTATAAAGATGTGCGTAATAAATTGATAAAAGAATTATTATATAGAACTCCTTATTGGAGAACTAGATATTTAAATAAACACGCAACTAACCATAACCGGTTTGAAAATAAAAGAAAAGAAGTCATGTTTATCTGTAACTGTTGGAACCAAACTTATGAAGGTATAAATTCCAGCCTTTATTTTAACCCAACCGAAGAAGAATTTATAACTGATAATTCAGCTAATAAATATAGCATCATTTTCAGAGATTTGAAGATGTTAAAAACATATAACTTCATATTCAACAATAATCAAGTTAGATTGATTAGAAAAAAATATAGAACCCCTGATAAATTGGCTAAAAAAATAATTAATTAACACGCGCTAAAAGGCCTGAAAATCAACATCAGTCCAATACCACCACCTAATCCCATATAAAATATATTTCTTCTTACATTTGCCGATTCATTCTTTATTTTTATTTGTTCATCTGATAAACTATCACGAAAAGGTGTTCCTACTGAGCGCGTAGCAATCAAATAAAATATACTTGCTATACAATATACTGCCATTGCATAAGCAAGATAAACTGAAATTTTACAAGTTTTCATTATATATATAAATAATATAATTCTACGATCCAGATTGGGACTAAATATACAACCGCGTTTAAGTTCAAGAAAGATAAAACTAAACTAACTAATAATGCAAATTTTATGAAATTTTCCGGTATTTCATAAAAATGTCTCGCTATTAATACAAATATTAAAGCAAATATTGCTATTTGACCAAATGGACATATCCTCAATCCATATTCATCGCCTGTCAAATGTTCAAATAACCATCCTTTAGGTGAGCTTAATATATTAAAATCTATGCTCGTTTTAAAAAAATGAAACATATATACTAAATATAAACTTTCTATAATTGATATTTTTATTCTATCCATTATATATTATAATGAGCGATGATTTAATGTTCTCAATGGACGAAGATCTGGACCAATATACAAAAACAGGATTAAAATATACAAAACCTAAACCACCAAAAAAACCCCCCAAATTTTTAAAAAAAGGCGAGGGTGAAAAAAGACGTAAAAATATATCAAAAAAAAATAGAAAAAAAAGAGAAATACATGGATTCGCTAGCGATGTTGGGTCAATGCTCAAAAAAGCTTCAAGAAAAAAATATAATAATGAACTCTCTAAAAAACAGGATACTGCAATTGAAGCAATTGAGAAATACAACGCAAATCTAAAATTAAAACCTAAATCTGTAAATAAATTCTTTCAAGAATATCCGATTCAGACACAACTATTTCCCAATATACAACCTATGCACACGGTATCAAGTAACAGTAGTAGTAGCGATGATGAAATTATGATAGCTTTACAAAAACATTTAAATGAACACCGAATTAAAGAAAGACGACACAAAGCACGCTTTAATAAAATGAAAGGTGGTAAAAAACGTCGCCGTAAAAAGACACGGAAACGAAAGAAAAAGAAAAAGAAAAAGAAAAAGTCACGAAGACGCAAACGTCGTTAACAATAAACATCTTTAACATTTTCCCAATCAACCTCTGGTTTAACCTTTATTTTTGGGACAACTTTTGACTGAATAAATGTCATTATTTTAGAAAACCAAGCAGGTGGAAT